TAAGGCTTATCGTTATCAGAGCCCTCGATGGTTGTATTTACCAACTGCGGGTTTGTGCTGAAGACTTTACGAATAAAGTTCTCGCTGCTCTCGTTAAGGGAGAAAGTAACATTCTCGATTTCTGTGCTCGGAGTCTGAATAACTCGGACCTTGAACTGACCAGAAGCGTCGGACTTAACTAGTGTAGCAACACCTTCAATCTGGTTGCCAGCAGGAGACGTGCCGGAAAGAACTGGGACAGAGCCGCTATCCATGTACCAGACAGCCGCGAGTGTTCCGTCATAAGTTGAACCATCGGCGCCCGACGGGAAGATGAAGAGACCAAAGGGACCACCATTAGAGGCGAGTGCAGCGTCAGGAGTGTTCTGTGTCTCCCAACCAGCCTTACCAGCAGCGTTAGCATCTGGATGCTCGGTTCCAACTAGACGAATGAATGTGACGGGACCAACACCAGAGCGGAGGTAAGCCTGTGCTGCGTATGCACCGTAGGTAGGAGAAGAATAGTTGCCTTCGCGCCAGACATCACTTACACCGCCAAGACCGGCAATCGGGTTTCCGAAGATCTCAACGAACTCTGAAAAAGAGCGGACCTTGGTTGGAATCATGCCCGGCCCCTTCTCGGTGCGGCCGACGATAACGGGGCCGACGTTCTCGGGTAGGGTTGGGATTTGGGACTGATCGATTTCGTTTAGGAAAATACCTGGGGAAACGAATCTAAACTTGTCAACTGGCATCTATTAGTCTCCTTGTGCAGCATTCATACTACAATGCGTTTCTCATAATAAATAGTCTATTATAGGAGCAACCACCTTTACTCTCTATAAAAACCTTCGTCGTCGTCTAGGAAGGTGTTTATGTCTCCCAAGATTACTCTTTCTCTTGGAATTTTCACATCTACATAGTTTTCTACTGTGGTAAACTTTGGCTTTGGATCGTTCTTGCCCTCGCCCATCAAGTAACCCTGGACTTTGAACTTGATGTCTGTGATGTAGGTTCTTTCATCTTCACCGAGATCCGCGACATTGTTGCTGTAAGAGATGTCGCCCTCGACAAAGGCTTCGTATCTATGACCTTCGTTTGTGATGAAGAAAGAGTTAGCCTGTCCTGTAAAGGAATAGAAAGGCTGCGTTAGATCATTCATCTGCTGAACATACTCCGTTCTGATGCGAAGGGAGTACATCGCGTTGACCCAAATAGGAATAGGCATGTAAGCCGTCTCATAAACAACACGGCTCTTGTCCGTCTTTGTTTTGATCGGGAAGTTTAGTTGGCCGGCTCCCACATCGTTGCCAGCACCATAGCGTCTCTTTGAGAAAGCATTCATAAAGTTTGATGTCTTGCCTTGGTTTATTCGCCTTGCTGCTGGAACATTGACCCTGCGGACTCTGTGGAGCCCTTTACCAAAGTCTGGCAAGTGAGCCTGAAAGGTTCCCTTAAAAGCAGGGTCTTTTGTCATAGACGATCTTTCGAGCGACATTAGGGGGAGAATGAACTTTCCCTTTCTGTCTCGGATGTCTTGGTCGTCTCTATTCTTTACTTGGTGTGAGCGCTCTGCTGCGACCCATAGAACAGGAACACGGACATTGCCTTTGTTTGTTTCTGTTTGCAGAGCCAGTTCATCTTTTATGAAGTTGAAGATCGCTGTGTCGATGTTTTCAATAGTAGAAGGCATAAACGGGATCTCTTTTAGGTTCCCGTTTGCCCCTTCTATTCCTGTGTGGTCGTATTTAGTTGCCATCGAATAGATCCTCTCGTGCTCTGACGCACTTGGCTGAAATCTCTAGTAGGTGGTCGATCTGACCGTAGAGTTGTTTTGGCTCTTCGAGTGTAACGATTTCATAGTAAAGATCGCCATAAAGAACAAAGTCGCCTTCTCTGACAAAAAGGTCTTGGTCCTCGGTCAAGCGTCTTTTGTGAAAATGGACAACAATGGAAGCAGTTCTGTCGATTCCAATGTTTTGCTGGTAAACTGTCTTTGTGCCTTCCCACTCGACAAGAGCATGAACCCTTACAGGAGGAAGAAAGTTCTTTCTTATTGCCTCGCCATAGATCGGGTGGTAGTTGGTGGTCTTGTCGTCTATTGGGTAGTAAACAACGGTTTGGCCGATGACCCTTTCAATAAGTTCATCATTGACTTGTTTTACAAGATCTCGCTCCTTCTTTCCTGTGAAAAGAGGAGGAGGCGGGGCGTCTGGTTGTGTCCACTTGTTTTGTGCCATTTAGTTGTTCCTAAAATACTTTGACAAGATTGCCTCAAGAGCATCATGCATTTCGTCTTCTAGTTGCTTGGCCTCTTCTTCAGTAATGTCGATATTCATTGGAAGTCGAACTTTTACGCCCACAACATTAGGGCTTATATCCATATCGTAGATGGCACCGGGGGTAAGACACTCGCGCTCCTCTCCTGGGCTCTTGACATAATCTTTCCAATTTTCAAGCAATAGTTTCATTTAGTTACCCCTGGAAGATCATCATTGGAATGTTAGAGTTTACCTTGTCAATAGCAGCAATAAGTTCAGAGTCCTGCTGCGCAAGTGCTTTGTAAGTCATCTCGTCCAAGATCTTGACAAGCTCTTCCTTCAAAGCAGTTTGCTCGTCCTTTGCTTGACTTAGGAGATCGCTGGAGTTGAGGGTTACACTGTCACCAGGAATCGGAATGTTGCCGCTGAACTTGCCTCGGATCTGGCCCAGCATTTCTTTACAAAGAGCAAGGGCGTAGCGACGAATCCAGTGCTTACCAATAGCGTTGATGTTTTGGTAAGGAATGTTGTCAAACGGCAAAGAGTTCATGTTGTTGATGCCGTCTGTGCCGTTCTTACGATCCGAGTCCTCTGTCCACGGATCTTGGTCAATGGTGAACTGAACCCACATATGAGTCACAAAACCCTCTGGGATCGGTGTGATCCTCAATTTGTTGTTGAACAGTTCAAAAGAGTAATGCGAAAGCCTGGTCCAAAGGTGGTCTTCATAAGCCATAGCCTGAAGTTTATTCTGCCAAGCAGGAATGATCTCGAATGTTGTGTCATCCGAGTATTGACCATAGTAGTTCAAGTTGCCGACAACATTTAGGCCACCATAGTAACCATAGAACCTCCACATAGAACCTGGGGTCTTGTAGAAGACCCTGTGGATCTTAACCTTCTTGTTGCCGACCAAGTTGGCATAAGGCACAGCACCACCTGTTGCTGGCTCTGTGTTCGTCGTAGCGGATCTTGAAATAATAGTCTGTAGGTCGTAGTCTTGGACGCCGGCTGTTAGGGCGAAAGAAGCAGAATAGAAAGTGTTGTTTCCGCCAACGCCTGCTTCCTCGGAGAAGCCCTCACCAACACGACGAGCATAACCAACCTTGAAGGTTGGGTACTTTAGGTTTACAGCAGAACCAGAAGCATCGCCTCCGGTCATCTGCCCATCGTGGTCGAATGTTCCTGTTGCAAAGCCCAAAAGACTTCCAAGGACATTCTTGGCCTGATGCTTATTGATGTGGTAAGTGTACTCTAAGACCGCCTCTTCATAAGCAGCATAGACATTGCCGACCGTAAGTTCAATGTCAAGGACATCACCACCCAACTTCTTGTAAGTGTAGGCAACTTGATCGGCAGCACCTGAAATAAAGTTTGTGTCATAAAGAGGCGATGTCGTTTCGACATAAATACCAAAAGGGTAATGTGTAGTTAGACCTGCCCCGTTGCCGGTAGTCGCTGTGCTTCCGGTCGAAGTTAGAATAACCTTGCTAGTCTGACTGACTGGTGTTAGGGTAGGCTTTGCCATTCAATAGATCCCCCTTAGTCTTCTTTGGTTGTCTTCTTACGAGTTGTCTTGCGGCGTCTGGTTGGCTTCTTAGCGGGCTCTGGCTCTGGGACGACCTCTGCCACCTCTTCTGCCTCAACGGCGTCTAGGAGGGGCGTCTCGCTCTCCACAACGGGTGCTGGGGCTGGTGCCTCAACAACTGGAGCAGCGACGGGCTGTGGAGCCTGTGCGGCCTGGCGTGCGGCGCGGGCCTTTGCCTTTAGCGCCTTTCTCTTACGAATATTCATTACGAATCTCCTTTACTATAAATAGTTCTTCTCAAAACAAAAAGCCCTCGCCATCCGAAGACGACGAGGGCGTAATGCCTGTAAGGGGCTAACTAACTATCAGCTACCGGACTCACCAAGGAGACCGCGACAGATGACAAGACCGTACATGTCAGGGCGAACCATCTTCTTCGCGTAGCGAGTCATGACACCCTTACGTGGGATGAAGTCCTCGGTACCGAAGATGGTCGGCGTGACCTGTAGTGGAACGTATGGAGCGTAAACGTAGCCGCTCTCAAGGAAGCCACTGCCCT